GAGACCGGCAGCGGCAGTCTTGCCACTGTTGTCGGTACTCGCAGCTGGAGCCTGTCAATCACTAAAGAAACCCTGGACACTTCAGTTCATGGGAACACTTTTCGCCAATTTGTTGGCAGCATGATTTCTGGCTCCGGAACAGTTGAACTGGTTTACGACCCAGATGCAACGGGCCAAGCCGGTTTCATTGAAGACATCATCAAAGCAAATGATGCCGCTGATGCTTCGTTCGAGTTGTTTACCACCGGCAACACAAACGGCACTGATTCGGTTGCCTTTGGCGGAATTATTACCGACATGGAAATCACTTCTACTGTCGGTGAGCTAGTTGTTGCCACCTGCAACTTCGTCACTAGCAGCACCATCACATCTAACCTTGAGTGATGAGGCTATAGTTTAGATGACAAATCTGTCGTCTAAATGCCTGCTGGAAATCGCACCGTTGATCTGCTGGTTGGGGCGTTTGACCTCAACCAGCGCCGCAAGTTTGAATTAAAAAACGCTGACGGCAAGAAAGTTGTAGATCTGTTTTTCAAACCGATCACACGCGCCGACCGCAAGAAAGCACAGCAGTTAGCCGGTACTGATGAGGCATTAGACATCAGCACCAACATGCTGTGTCAAATTGCTGAGCTTGAGGATGGTACTAAAGCTTTTGCTGCTGCTGACGCAAACAAGCTCCAGCGTCAGCTCCCTGAATCTGTGTTAAACGAGATTGAACTGTTCTTATTTGGCCTTGGAGAAGAGGCTGACCTTGAAGAAGCAAAAAACGACTGAAGCAGGACAAGTGGACTTTCTTTGAGTTTCACCTGTCCTGCGAACTGGGTATGACAGTTAGCAGGCTCCGCACGGAACTGACCGATGCGGAGCTTGTGCATTTTGCTGCATACTACGAACTAAAGGCAGAGATGGAAGAGCAAGCAATGCAGCGTGCAAAGCAAATGCGGAGGTAGAATCAAGCTATTGCTAGGCAGCCGTGGCACAGTCAACTGTTGAGCTGATTGTTGACGCCTCAAAAGCGACTAATCCGCTTAAACGTGTTGCGTCTGAAACAAAAAAACTTGAAGCTGCAACACAAAAAAACTCTGCTGCGTTTACAAAAACTGGTCGCGAAATAAAAACTGCGGCCAACGGGATGAAGTTTTTTACTGACGCTTCGGGGCGTGCAAGAAAAGTAAACGGCCAGTTTGTAACTACTGCAGAAGCGGCTGCTGCTGGTTTAAACCGTCAAGGTAAAGCAGCAAAAAAGGCATCAAAAAACGTAAACCAACTTGGAAAAGCTGTTCGTGGCCTCGCTGCTGGCTTTGGAATTTTTCAGGCAGGCAAGTTCGTCATTTTTAAAACAGCAGAACTAGAACGCCAAACCAAGAGCCTTGAAGTGCTTACCGGTTCGTTAGGCAACGCTCGCAGCATTATTAAAGAGCTGCAGCAGTTTGGCGCTGTAACTCCGTTTACAAGTGCTGAGCTGATCGAAACTGCTAAGCGTCTCAAGGCTTTTGGTTTTGAAACAGAACAAATTGTTGACGTCACCAAGCGGTTGGCTGATGTTGCTGGCGCAACTGGCGCTGACCTAGGCGGCATCGCAACAGCGTTCGGCCAAATTCAAGCAAAAGGCAGGCTGCAGGGTGAAGAGCTGCTTCAGTTGCAAGAGCGAGGTATTGGGCTACAGGACGAGCTAGTGAAGATGTATGGCTTCACTGCAGATGAGTTCCGCAAGGCTCTAGAAGGTGGCCGGATCAGCGCAGATGCGGTCAATGTGGCGCTGCAAAATATCACCAATGAAGGCGGCAAGTATGCCAACGGTGCGATTGCTCAATCAGAAACATTAAGTGGCAAGTTCAGCACCCTTGTTGACAACATCACAGTCCTTGCTCAACACATAGGTAACGCACTAGCCCCTGCTTTAAAAGAAATCCTTGGCCTGACAAACCAAATTCTTTCAGGTTTCAACGATATTCTGTCGTCTCAAGTAGCTCGTGGAGTAGCAAGCACAAAGCTGGCGATGTTGACCCCTGGCGGCACGATGGGTGACATTGCACAGATGCGGGCAAACGTTGCTGCTATGCCAACAACGACATTGCGAGATGACGCATCAATCCAAGAAACTGCGAGACGACTGACTGACATAGCTACTTTTGTTAGAGAACTTGGGTCTGCAATCGAAACAAGACGACCTGGCGGGACATCACAAGAAGAGAGACAGGCCCTTGAGGGTTTACAAGGCTTAATCCAATCGTCGCTTGGTGAACTTGGCCGACGCCAACTGCAAATAGCGGCAGAAGACAAGCCGACAGTAATTGAGCCTCCCAAGTTGTTAACTAGAACAAAAACGAATACTGGCTTAACTCCAGAGGAAAAAGCCGCAGAAGCACTAAAAAGACAACAAGAACAAGCAGCATCACTTGTCCTTTCCAAAAAACAAGAGGCTCTGCTTACAGGCGACATCACTGACAAGCAGCGTGCCGGACTGGAACATGCAATATCCAAAATGAACCTCAGCAGGCAATTCCCACTACTGGCCGAAGACGAGCTGCAGGTTTTGCGAGATCAGTTAGACGTAAATTTTGACTTAGAGCAAAAAGACCAAGCAAGAATTGATGCTGCTAAGTTGCTTGCTGAAGAACAAAAAAAACAAAAGCAGTTAGCAGCAGAAATCGGCCAGATAATCGAGCAAGGCATAACAGGCGCAATTATGGGCGCGATTGATGGCTCTAAGAGCCTTGCTGAGTCATTTAGTGGCCTGCTAAAACAGCTTGCCATGATGATTATCAAGCAAAAAGTTATTGGTAACTTTGCAAGTCTGGGCGGTGGCGGCTTGCTTGGTCTTATTCCTGGGCTTGCAGATGGAGGCCCTGCAAGAGCTGGTCGTCCTCACATCGTTGGTGAGCGTGGCCCTGAATTATTTGTACCCAACAGCAGCGGAACGGTAGTTCCAAATCACGCAATGGGCGGTGGCGCTAGTGTGACTGTGAACGTTGATGCTTCTGGCTCTTCTGTTGAGGGTGATGGCAATCAAGCCGCGCAACTTGGCAAGGCGATTGGTCTTGCAGTACAACAAGAACTAATCAAGCAAAAACGACCTGGAGGCTTATTGACGCGCTAATGGCTACTTTTCCTTCGATAACACCGACCTATGGCGTGCAAAAAAGCAGCGCCCCTACGGTGCGGAAAGTGCAGTTCGGTGATGGCTATGAAACCAGATTGACGCTGGGGCTGAATCAAAACCCCAAGGTGTTTAACCTGACGTTTGAAGTTTCTGAGACGGATTCCGACACTATCGAAACGTTTTTGGATGCACGGGCTGCTGATAACGCAAGCTTTGATTTCACACCACCCGGTGAAGGCAGCAGCTCTAAATTTGTCTGTGAGCAGTGGAGCAAGTCGATTCCGTACTTAAACCGCGCCAGAATCCAAACAACATTCCGTCAAGTATTTGAACCGTAATGGCAGCAGTTGCAGCCTGGGCAGCCAGCACCGCTTTTTCTGTTGGTGACATCCGCAGAGCAACGACAAGCCAAGCCTCTGGCCTGTGGTTTCGTTGCACTACTGCTGGAACGTCTGGCAGCTCTGAACCGAGTTGGGGAACAGATATTGGCAGCACCGTCACCGATAACACTGTTGTTTGGACTGCGATTAGCAGTGTCTATGAGGATGTGTCAGTCCTTGCGCCAAGCGCAATTATTGAACTGTTTGAGCTGCATTTAAACGCCACGCTTCATGGAAGTTCTGATGTTTATCGCTTTCACGCTGGCAGTAATGCCGATGTGACAGGCAACATCGTTTTTGACGGCAATACATATTCACGTTTGCCGGTTCAGGCGGACGGATTCGAGATGCGATCGGGTGGAACGTTGCCACAACCAACGCTGACGATTGCCAACCTTGATGGCACGATGACCACGCTGCTTGCTTTAGTTAATGCCACAACACTCGGTAACGATCTAACAGGCGCAACCGTGAAGCGTATTCGCACCTTGAAACGTTATTTAGACGGTGAATCAACAGCAGACCCAAACGCTAGGTTCCCAACAGAAATCTGGCGCATCAATCGCAAGGCAACAGAGACTCGCGACGTTGTTACGTTTGAACTGGCTAGTGAGTTTGACTTGATGGGTCAAAAACTACCAAAGCGACAGATCGTGGCTAACACTTGCCAATGGATTTATCGAAGCAGTGAATGTAGCTATACAGGATCAAACTTTTTTGACGTTAATGGCAACAGCGCCACATCTTTGTCGCAAGATGTCTGTGGCAAGCGTCTTGCGTCATGCAAGCTACGGTTTGGTGAAAATGGCGTGTTGCCGTTTGGATCGTTCCCTGGAGCAGGTTTGACGCAATGAAGTTGACAGACGCCATGCAGGCCACCATCTTGCAGCATGCAAAGGATGAGTTTCCAAAAGAAGCTTGTGGTTTGATTGCTGTTGTAAAAGGTCGAAGGCGTTATTTCCCTTGCCGCAATATTGCACGAACGCCAGACGAGCATTTTGTGCTGGATGGTTGGCACGAAATAGAAGAACACGGGGAAGTCGTGAGCATCGTTCACAGCCACCCCAAAACAAACCCAAGGCCATCAACGGCTGATCGTGTTGCTTGTGAAAAGACAGGCTTGCCCTGGTTCATTGTTAACCCTCAAACAGAAGCTTGGGGATACTGTGAGCCTGAAGGGTTTGAGCTGCCCTACATCGGCCGTGAGTTTGTGCATGGGATTGTTGATTGCTACAGCCTTGTGCGCGACTTTTTTCAGCGTGAATATGGGATAACGCTCCACGACTACCACCGCCGTGATGACTGGTGGCACAACGGTCAAAACATGTATGTCGATAATTTTGCAAAAGAAGGATTCTCAAGGGTGCCGACAGAAGAAATGCAGCGTGGTGACCTACTGCTGGTCAATATGCGTTCAACAGTCCCAAACCATGCTGCGATTTATCTAGGCGATCAGCAAATCTTGCATCACGTTCAGGGGCGCTTAAGTTCTCGGGACGTGCTTGGCGGCTATTATTTGAAAAGTTGCGACAGGGTGATACGTCATGAAAGTCGTCAAGGTCTACGGGGCTCTACGTGAGCGACTAGGCCAGTGCCGGTTTGAGCTTGATGTAGCTACGCCAGCCCAAGCATTAAAAGCGTTGTGCGTTAATTTTCCTGGCTTAGACAAATGGCTTGTGGATAGCGAGCAAGATGGCGTCGGTTATCGCGTCAGGGTTGGCAAGCAACAGGCAACGCCTGATGACGTGAGCGTGCTGGCTTTACCTTGGTCAGAGCGTGAGGTTTTTAGCATCACGCCTGTGATTGCTGGTGCTGGTGGTGGGTTTGGCCGTATCTTGCTTGGTGGTTTGCTAATTGGTGCATCGTTTTTGCTCCCTGGTGCTGGGTTATTTGGAACGACAAGTATCTTTGGCATAAGTGCTGCGGGAGCAACTGGTGCTGGTGTTATTGCAGGCGGTGCAGCCTTAACCACTGTGGGCACGGCGTTGTCTGCTGTCGGTGCAAGCTTAGTTCTTAAAGGTGTTTCTCAAATGATTTCGCCAACGCCAGACCTTGGAGATGACTCAGAAAAACTAAGGAATTTTACTTTTAGCGGGATTACCAATACTGCTCAACAAGGCTTGCCTGTACCGATTGCTTACGGGCGTGTTGTTGTCGGCTCAGCAGTAATTAGCACTGGCCTTGATGTTGATCATTCATCAAACGCATATTTGTTTGGCGGCAAACTTGGATCAATACCTGCTGGAGTTAATTTTGTGTCTGGTGTGCTTACAGGTAGCACGATTGGAGTGAAAACCTGATGGATGATAAAAAGTTAATTCTTGGCGCTGGTGGCGGTGGCGGTAAAGGTGGGGGTACGCCAACAGAGGCAGCCGACAGCCTTAGATCCGAACAGTATGCAAGCGTTTTAGACCTGCTTTGTGAAGGAGAAATCGAAGGGATTGAAGGTGGCCCAAAAGGCATATTTTTGGAAGACACCCCAGTTCAAAACGCGGATGGCTCGTTTAACTTTGATAATTTCACAGTAGTTGCGTTAGAGGGAACGCAAGGCCAGCCTTACATTCCAGACCCTGCAGGTGGTATTCAAGTCGAACGTAGTGTGGGTGTTGAGATTACTAACGGCGTACCAGTAACAAGATCAATTACAAACTCTGATGTTGACAAGGCACGCGTCACTATCAATATACCTTCTCTGCAACAGATTAATGATGATGGTGACATCCTTGGTCATTCTGTAGCTATTAAAATTCAGCTGCAATATGACGGCGGTGGTTATAACGACGTTTTAAGCGATACTATTTCTGGAAAAAGTAGCAGCCTTTATCAGCGGGATTATTTAGTTGAGCTTGACGGAAGTTTCCCTGTTGATTTGCGTGTGATCCGAGTAAGCGCAGACGAAACAAGTACCAAAAAAGCAAGTACAACTGTTTTTTCGAGTTTCACTGAAATCCAAGACGATAAGTTGGCCTACCCAAATTCCGCTGTAGTCGGAATGCGGTTTGGTGCTGAACAATTCCAAAACATTCCAACACGTAAATATCTAATCCGTGGCTTAAAAATCAGAATCCCACATAACGGGACTGTAGACACTACAACGCATCTGGGACGTATTTCATACAGCGGTCTTTTTAATGGAACGTTAGGTGCAGCAACTTGGAGTAACGACCCTGCTTGGTGCTTATATGACTTGCTTACAGACACCCGCTTTGGGTGTTCTGTGCCTGCATCGTCACTGGATGTGTTCGACTTCTATGAAATCAGCAGATACTGCAACGAGCTTGTCCCTGATGGCAAAGGCGGCCAAGAGCCACGATTTAGTCTTAACTTGCTGCTTAACAGCAGAGCTGAGGTTTACAACGTTATTCAGCAGCTAACCAGTATTTTTAGAGGCATTAGTTATTACGGTGCTGGGTCGCTTGTTTTACGGCAAGACAAGCCTGCTGACTCTCAATATCTGTTAGGCCCAAGCAATGTTGTTGGTGGGTTGTTCACTTATAGCGGGACAGCAGAAAAGACTCGGCACACTTGCGCTTCTGTTGCATGGCAAAGCTATGACACATTGGGTGATATTGAATATGAGTATGTTGAAGACCATGAGTCTGTTGCCAAGTACGGCATCATTAGAAAAGATATTCGTTCGGTCGGCTGCTATAGCCAAGGGCAAGCGCACAGACTGGGCAAGTGGCTGCTGACTAGCGAAAGACTGTTATCAGAAACAGTCAGCTTTGCTGTTTCTATTGACGCTGGCATTGCTGTTACGCCAGGGATCGTCATCGATATTGCTGATCCGTTGCGTGCTGGCACACGTCGCAGCGGCAGGGTTAGCTCTGCAACCACAACTGTTGTCACGATCGACAGTGATACTGATTTATCGATGGACTTAACTTTAAGCCCCACACTGTCAGTGCTGTTACCGACAGGCTTGGTTGAGACAAAAACAATTAGCAGCATCTCAGGCACTGCGATCACTGTTAGCAGCGCCTTTAGCGAAGCACCACAGGCACAGGCGGTTTATTTACTTCAAACCAGCGATATACAGTCGCAACAGTATCGAGTTGTTTCTGTTGCTGAGGGCGAAGGCGGGACAGTAGGAGTCACTGCCGTTGCATATAACGAATCGATTTATGCCGCTGTTGAGCAAGACATTGCATTAACAACGCGAGACATTAGTAATCTTAGTTTTATACCTAATCCGCCAGGAAGTTTAACCGGCACCGAGTTTCTATATCAAGAGGGGCAATCAGTTCACACAGGTTTTGACTTAAGTTGGCAGCACACCAGAGCCAATACCACTGATTTTGTTGTTCAGTATAAGCTTGATGATGACAATTTTACGACTGTTAACACCACAAACCCATCGGTAACGCTTCGATCCTTAAGAGCTGGAACGCTAAAGGTACAAATCAGTGCGTTAAATTATATTGGCAAGAAGAGTAAGACTGCCCAAGCAACATTTATTATTACCGGAAAGACTGCCTTACCAGGGAATGTTCAGAACCTGACGATTGAAGCAATTTCTGCAAATAGTGCCCGTTTAAAATGGGATCAAACAGTAGATCTAGACGTAAAAGTTGGAGGCAAGGTTCATGTCCGCCACAGCGCACTTACTGACGGAGCCGCCACATTTTCAAACAGCGTTGATCTAATCAACGCTATTGCTGGTTCGTCTACTGATGTTGTTGTTCCTTTGCTTGAGGGCGAATACATCGTCAAGTTTGCGGATGACGGCGGCAGGCTTAGTCCTGACGACACCAGCGTGATAGTTGATTTGCCTGATGCGTTGGGCAAGCTGCTGGTTAAGAACCATCGCGAAGATCAACAGACACCGTTGCCGTTCCAAGGCACGCACGTTGACACCTTCTATAGCGACCAATATGACGCTCTAACGCTTGACGGCAGCACCTTAATCGACAGCGTTGCTGATGTTGATTTGATCCCGATTATGGACTTCCTAGGAAGCATCAAATCGCTTGGCACTTATACGTTCTTAGACACCATTGACATGGGCTTAGCGTTAGATGCCGTTGAGTTTCAGCGTCGTTTTGTTACTCGTGGCTTCTTGCCTTCTGACACTGTTGACGGCAGAACCGCACTGATTGATACGTGGACTGATGTTGATGGGGCAGCAGTCAACAACGTCAACGCTGAGCTGTATATCCGTTCCACCAACGATGACCCAAGCGGATCCCCGACGTATGGCGCTTGGGCACCATTTAACAGTGGAACGTTCAAAGGGCGTGGTTTCCAGTTCAAGACTGAGCTGACCAGCAAGAAGGTCGATGAAAACATTTTGGTGGATGAACTGGGCTACAAGATTGAGCTAACACCACGTTTTGACCAAGCAGTTCAGCCCATAGCAAGTGGCACGTCCACCAAGTCCGTGACCTTTGTTAAACCGTTCTTTGTTGGAACGGCAGCTCTGTTAGGCGCTAATTCTCAGTTGCCTAGCGTTGGCATCACGGTGCAAAACCTAGGCCCTGACGAGCGTTTTAATATTTCTAATGTCAGCAGCACAGGCTTTGATATTGACGTGCTGGATTCAGGCGGCAGCAATGTCAACAGAAACTTCACCTATACGGCGAACGGCGTTGGACGAGGGCAGTAGACTCAAAACACACTTAACAGGACATTCATGAGCCCGACTCATGACATGAATCTTGCAAATGCCACCGGAGCGGCATTTCGTTCAGATTTAAATAACGCGCTGGCTGCTGTTGCTTCTAATAACAGCGACTCTTCAGACCCGTCTACTACCTTCGCGTACCAGTGGTACGTCGATACTGGTGACAGCACCCTCAAGATTAGGAACGCCGCTAATAACGCTTACGTCAACGTCTCTACGGTTGGTGGCATTGGAACGGCCAACCTTGGTCTGGCCCCAACGGCTAGCCCGACGTTCACAGGCGATGTGACGATTAGTAGTACAACGGCTTTGCGGGTACCTGTTGGAACGACTGCTCAGCGTTCTGGCTCTGCCGGTAATGGCGACATTCGGTACAACAGCACGTTGTCAAGTTTTGAGGTATATGCAGCCGGTGCTTGGGCAAGTATCGGTGGTGCTGAGGCGTTAGGTTCAGGGCGTCTCAACATCAACGGGGCTATGCAGGTTGCCCAACGTGGCACTGTTGTCAATGCAGGAAACGAATACGCAGGACCAGATCGGTATAAGTTTGCTAAAAACGATGGTGCTTATACGATTTCGCAAGATACAGACGCGCCATCAGGCCAAGGTTTTGGAAACTCTTGGAAGGCAGATGTAACTGCAACTCCTAGCGATGCGACTGGCTTTGTGATTCTTGAGCATAAATTTGAAGGCCAAGACGTACAGTTACTAAAAAAAGGTACGAGTTCAGCCGAAAAAGTAACGCTTCAGTTTTGGATTAAATCAACTAAAACGGGAACTTACGTTGCTGAGTTGCGTGACGAGGACAACACTAGGCATATTTGTCAAACATATACAGTCAGCGTGACAAACACTTGGGAGAAGAAAACCCTCACTTTTGCTGGAGATACCACAGGCGTTCTCGGCAACGACAACGGAGCTTCTTTTACTATCGGCTGGTGGCTCTATGCAGGCAGTAACTTTACAAGTGGCGCTCTTGCAACATCTTGGGCAGCGCAGACTAATGCGAACAGAGCCGTAGGACAAGTTAACGCTGCTGACAACACCTCAAATGAAATTTATATCACTGGCGTTCAGCTAGAAGTTGGCGAGGACGCGACCGCGTTTGAGCACAGAAGCTTTGGCAATGAGCTTGCTAAGTGTCAGCGTTATTACAATAGGCTTGCAACAGGTTTAAATGCGCCGGTTTGCAATCTGGCGGTTTATGCAACCGATAATGCTTACGGCGTTTTTAATGTGCCAGTTGTGATGAGAACTCAACCTACCGTTGACGCCTCAGACGCTTCTGGACATTTCACCCTTTATAGTGGTGGGAATGGGGATACTTTTGATACATTTATCCTTAGTGCCAGTCGCACTAATGCTGTAGAGCTTCGTGCACATTCCAGTGAAGGTTTAAGTGGGGCTGTAGCAGGTCACGCTGCCTGGGCGGTCGCTAGCAACGCAGCAGCCTTTATCGCATTATCCGCCGAACTATGAACTATCAACTTTCCAACCATCCAGTGTCTGGCAACTTGGTCTGCGTTTTAAAGCGCGAGTCAGGAAAATTGCTGTCAATTCCTTTTGACCCCGATAACACCGATTATCAGGAGTACCTTGAGTGGGTCGCTGAAGGCAACACGCCTGACCCTGCTGAGTAATGCAAAAACCTGATCCAATGATGTCCGCGTCTTACGGGGCTACCGACATCGAGGCCCAAAATAATCGCCTTGTCTGGCTCGAAATGCTTTACAAGCATGAAAAAAGAGACGACCCAGCACACCCGAAGCACGGTCTTTATACGGGCCTGAACCGTAAGCATTCGGTTTGGCCTGGTAGTGACGAAGATTGATCCTGTAGATCACATCCAAAACCGTCCATTGACTAGGGCGGTTAATGTACCTACGGAAAACGTTTTCTCTTCCCAAAATGA